ACGGTTTTTCTGTTTCCCGCCTGACAAGGCGTAAGCGTATTCGGACATATCTCTAGAAGTTAAATTAGTTATCTCGTCAGCTACAAGTAGCAGATTATGGTACAGCTCACCCCTATTCATCTGGGCATTCAGCGTAGTCCCTTGTTTGTTGCCGAGTAATATTAAAGAATTTGGATCACCCCATACAGACAGAGCCGCCATAGATGTAGTGGTCTTACCAAAGCCTGTATCACTGACAAGATGAACACCCAGACTGTTTAAACCTGTAATTGGCATAAGTATAGTTCCATACCCCATGCCGATTATGAACTGATGCAGCTCCCAGTCAGGTCTATCGTAGAAAGCTAGGTTTCGTATTGTAGTGTCACGATCACCTTTTTCTATAAAAGCATCAAAAAACGCTGCGGTTTTTGCAGAAGGAGGGTTGTAGCGTATGTCATCACCGACAATGAGTTTGTCACCCAAAACAAACTCCTCCATAGTATCGTCATCTACCCAACCAAACTGCCTATGCGCTTCATCTGCGGTAGCAGTAGCTTGTAGCTCTTCTATCCATCTTTGTGTGTAAGTCATCAATGCCTCCAGTGGCTTTATACCAAAAACTGCTACGCCATGTAGGGACATGTTCTTTCTAAATTCATCCCTTGAAGTTACAGACGTTAACGGTACAGTAAATTCTCTTACCCCATCTTTAGGCAAATGTAGCCTAAATACAATCACTTCTCCTAGTTCAGCATCTCGTAGGCGTCGTGTGACATATAGGTCGTTTTGATAAACTAACCTTTCGTCTTCATCACCATCACTATTAGCCGTACGTAGGTATATGCCTCCGTTCTCTCCACGGAAGTATGGACGGGGGAATGCAGGTATACTAAACGTCTTTTCAATTTGACCTCCTGCTTCTACCTTTGCTCTCACCTCTACTTCACCATTAGACCTTTTGATGCGTTGTCCAATAACAATAGGCGATTTTACCTGATCTCGTAATGAACAAGACCCACAGACATCAGGGTTTAATTCGTCAAACTTGGCACAGGTGTAAGGGCCTTTTATCTCTTTGAGTTTGTGCTGAAGTTCTTGATAGTCGTACCCTTCATGTCGTTCTGACATTTTTACTGAAGCCATATCTACATCGACACAGAACTTAGTTATAGATAACCCTGCCCTCCACAACGGCTCGCTGACCTCGTCCTGCTTGGACATGATATATCCAAGTTGCGCACACCCCTTACCATTCATGGTTTTTTGTATAATGCTTTTAAAAGAACTTTCTTTGTTGGACGCAAGCGTTTCATACAAGGCATCGGGGCCTAGCTCTACATCTGCAGGTGGCGCTTTTATATCTCCACCTAACAAATTTACAAAGTCTTCCAATACAACGGGTTCTGGCTTTACAATGCCATATACCTGCACAGGTAGTGGTGGGTTATCTTTATAGTTATGCGTGTTGGGTACTCTTAGTATACGTGCGGCATCCGCAGTTACAGCAGGATCGGCTAGCAATTTATGCTCTACACATGCCTTTTTTAACCGTTCTGCAACTGTTAGCCACTTGGCTAACAACACAGGTTTGGACAACGTCCAATATACATGTACACCTCTACCAGAGTTTACCATTAAAGGTGTAGGTAAGTTCAGCTTAGAACAAAACTTACGTAAATCTTGTATAGCTTCAATCTGAGAGGGGTACTCTTTAGATGGTCCACAATCAAGGTCAAGAAAAAACGACTGTAAGTGGGATACATTATCTTTCTTACGGCTACCTGCTTCTGTAAGTGTACCAAGACCAAAATAAACGTCATAGCCATCTTCGTCAAAACTATCTGCCGCATCTGCAACAGCGCCTACACTATCATAAAACTTTTGCACCCGTTTGTTAGTCTCTGCATTAGCGGCGAACATACAATAATGTCCATAACCGTCCCCTAATACAGAACGTAAAAAATCTATAGTTTTCATTTGCTGCTCTCCGAAGGTTGTACCGTGACGAGGAACAGGCAGGAACCCCGTCACGGATTTATCTTAGCTTTTAGGCCGCGTCGTCGTCAGCCCAATCTTCTAAGATACCTTGAAGGTCTGGATCTTCAGCAGGAGCAGCTTCTGCTTTCTTTTTCTTGACCTTCTTAGGTTCAGCAACTTCTTCGGATACTTCGTCAGGTTCTATATCTGCGGATGCAGCTATATCTTCGAACCCTGTTGCACCTGTGTCATCCACAGAAAAACCTTCGTCCTCAATGTCAAAAGGCGAGTAAGGCTTTCTTTCTGCAAGTTCTAGTACTTGTACCGCTTTAAGTCGTAACGACACACCATGCCCGTTCATAGAATACGGCACTAACACCACGCTAAGATTAACTCTACTACCCGTGGTCAGTTCAAACTCTGGCGGTAGCTTTTGATTTTTTGAGTCAACCTGCATAGGTGGATCTGTAAATTGATTGCCGTATTTACCTTTCAATGCTGTCTTGCCAACAAACATACTGCTGTCTTTCTCATCTTTCTTAAAGACTTCAGCGGGTTTTGGAATGGCGGCAGGCCACTTTTCCTCTTTGCTCGCCGCCTCTTTATATGCGGCTTCCATGACAGCGTACAGAGCTTGCGCCTGCGGCTTTGTCATTTTGAAAGACATTTCATATCTTGCGCCATCGTCTGACGCAGGACAAGGCACAGTTCTGCCTCTATCTCCTGCCTTACTATCATACTTGTACGTCTGATTAATCTTAGGGTACAAGGCTTGCACGTCTCTTATAATGTGCGTAGTCGGTTTATTAGCCATCTTAGCTTTCTCCTAGTTATATACAAACCCGTCTACTTCTGTAAACGGTGAGGTTTTTGCAACAGTATCATTTGACACTGTCACACTTTGTAATGCCGTTTTGCTTGCAGCATCACGGTTCTTTAATTCTAAAGCGTCTTCTAATTCCTCTCTAGATAGAGGTCTCAAAGCTTTAAAATATAACTTAGGTACATAACTTTTTTCATCGAAATATACCTGTGTTATTACGGATATGGAGTTCGTTCTCCGAGTACTGAGGAATTTAGCATACGCTTGTAATCCCATATGTCCATCTTTAATATTACCAAAAATAGATGTTGCAGGTAAGTTAAAATGGTAAATAGTATCCATCTCCCCCTCTAGGGCAACAGCAATACGTTGCGAGTATTTACACGCACGACCACCGTTTCCTCCCGAACCCCGTATGTTTTGTTCGCAGTCCATACAACGTCTAGCTTGCACCTGATCTTCTGGAACTTCCGAAGAAGGTAGCTGAGTGTCGAACGACCAACAAGTAGGGGGAGATGGATTATCAGGGTCATATGCCCCTGCATAAAAAGTCCTAGCTATATCAGCAGCATTTACAACTACAACGTTTATATAGCCTTCGCTTCCCATGTCCTCTTGCCCTCCGTCTGTCACGCAACGGAACTGTCCGTCACGGATACTTATACGGGGAGGGAATTTACTATCTAATGCGCTGTCCATACCTCTACTTCTTCAGTCTTTTTAGGCGGTCTTGATTTTGTAAGTGCCTTTTCAATCGCCTTCCTGTTGTAGCGATACGTATCACCTGCACGGATATAATGGTCCCGTGAAATAATACCTTCACGTACCCATTTACGAATAGTTGAAGTTGACACGCCAAAATATTTAGCGAGACTTTCTACATTTACATATGCATTCTCTGTCATGGTTTCCTCACAGATATTGTGTACTCTGAATCCACGTTTAAACCTTTCGGTAGTAGATCAGGGTTTTCCTCAAGAAACTGCCGCATGTTTGTCTGGTTGAGACGCTTTTCAAAAAGCTCTGGCGCTTCGTGTTCCAGAACAAATTTGTACATCTGTTCCCAATCACTAGTCCAGTATCGTTGTTTTACAGTTCTGTAAAACTGCCCTTCTGTAGTCTTAGCACCAGTCACACCATGCTCGTCGCAGTGTGCAAGCAACGCTTGCGATATTTTATTGAGTTGCTCAACAAGTTTATTGTCTTTCTTCTTGAACTCCTCTGACAACCCTTTTCTTTTGTCACGTATCTTAATGTAAGTTTTCGTGAGCTTCTCTATTGGAACTTGCATTTTTGTCTCCGAATGTAGTTATATGTGGTACATAGTGACTAAACGTTATCTAGTCAAGTACTTCTTTGTATAAATTTATTATAGCAGAATGAGCGTCTATCTTATCATCTAAGAGAGAGTACACTCGCTGTTCCACAAGCGATCCTGCAAGTTGTATCACAGTACACTTGTGCTTCTGTCCAGAACGATGCACTCTTGCATTAGCTTGTGCGTACGTTTCTAAACTCGAAGTTGGACCCCACCACACAACAGTACTTGCGGCTGTAAGAGTTACGCCATGTGCTGCTGCTTGGGGTTGTATAATAAGCACCTTGGGGTCGGGCGTGTTTTGAAAACGCTCAAATATTTCAGACCTTTTATGTGCTGATACATCTCCTCGTATGATGTCAGACGTGATGCCGTCGCTGGTTAGCTTGTTGGCTAACATATCTATAGTGTGTCGAAACGGAACAAACACCAATACTTTTTGTGAGCATTCGTCTATCACCTCTCGCAGTACTCTATATCGATTAGAGATGTCGAATTGTATACTGTCTCCGTCATCGGTGTAAATCGCTCCTGCGGATATCTGTAACAATTTGTTTATGTTGACTGCCGCATTTACAGCGGTGATATGTTCTCCTGCAACCTGCATGACCATACGCTTGCGCAACATTTCGTAATACTTTTTCTGTTGTGTTGTCAGTTCTATCTTACGTTTGGCATACACCATGTCAGGCAAATCTAAACATTGTTCTTTTGTGAACCTAATGGCAGGTTGTAACGCTGCAAACACAGTGCTTTTGGCTGTGTCTTTTGCAATCCATTTAAATTGCGTGACACGATACATAACCTGTTCTCTAAAAGTACCAAAGAACCTAGGCACTTGTAGCGGATTTACCATTTTGGCTAGCCCGTACGCATCTAATGGTGATTGTGCGGCAGGTGTACCTGTCATCATCCACACCCACGTATCTTCACTTACAAGTTTTCTAAGTGTTTTCCACCGCTTGGTCTGTACATTTTTGTAGTGTGTAGCTTCGTCTACGATGATCAGGTCGAACCCACCGTTGGCTATCACATCCTTCACCACCTCTACACCATCGTAGTTAATTATAACGAAATCGGCCCCGTTATTGATAATCTTAGCTCGTTTGTCTTTGTTGCCATATGCTACATCTACGGTTCTATGCATGGCAAAAGAAAAGAGATCGTTGCGCCACGCCGAGTCCATTATAGATAGAGGGCATATAACTAACACACGGTTTATTATCTTCTTCTGCATTAGAAAGTCTGCGGCCCAGATTGCTGACGCAGTCTTACCCGTACCTTGTTCGTTAAAACAAAACGCCTTCTTGTTCATGGTTAAGAAGGATGCTGTGTCCTTCTGATGTTGATATGGGGTGAACTTTCCCACCCACCTGTACTGCTTCTCTATCGGTGACGGTACACGTATATTTAGGGACTGTAACGTATGCGCTTCGTCTACCCCCCAGTTAACGACGACTTTGTTCAATGACAACTCCTTACTTTTTGGGATTACCGTAGTAATCTGTTTTGGGTTTTGCAGAGTTAGCAGAAGAGCTTTGTCTTCTACTATCTGCATGTTGTTCTCCGAAATATTATTTACGCTTTCCACGACTTAGTTTACCACCTGCTGATCTGTTTTTTGACGGGCTTTGTAGCTTTACGCCATCTTTGTTTGAACCGCCTCTGCTCAATGCTTTTTTATGTGCGATGTCTTTACCTTTGCGGTTGACACCTTTCTTATCCATCTTTCTCCGCGCACGCTGTCGTTCCATACGATTGGCATGTTCGCCTCTCTCTTTCTGCTGTTTGTACTCTTTCTTATACGGGCGAGGTTTGTTTTTATACGGCATTAGTTACTCCCATTGTGAGGACATTCCGTTACTTGACAATGACGCCTACACAGACCAGAGGGACGAGGGTTCCAAACGTCTGCTTCAAACGCTGCTTCCATTCTAGCATAGTTTGCCATCCATTTCTTCCAAAGATTTGCTTTATCAAGCGTTTTATATGTATCTCTTACTAAATCACCTGCCACTACAAAAAACAATCCTGCTTTTACTCTATCTATATCAGGATAGTGTGCGAATACAGACAACGCCATGAGTTCAAGCTGTCCTTTATCTGCGTATTTTGCAGACTTCCCTGTTTTGTAATCTACAACCCACGCTACACTACCCACTACATCTATTATAAGGAGGTCGGCTATACCCCGAAACCATACACGTTTATCGTAGAAGCCGCACGGTTCTAGATCAGCGGTTATACCTAGTTTCTTCTCGCATAGCTTTACCCCTCGTTTGTCGTTCAGGGTATCTAACGCATTCTTTACATACAAAAATCTTTCAGGTAGCGGTTCTTCATCGCCAATATAGTTTTCACAAGCTTTGTGAAACTCGTTACCGTATAAGATAGCATCTGTCTGTACGAATGGATATTCTTTCAAAACCTTTTCATGGTAAAACTGTTTCGGGCATGTATCAAATGCCTTTAGCTTACTGAAAGACCACGGGGCTGCTCTAGTCACTCACATTCTCCGTATGATTTACCAATGCCGCTTTCACAATCTATAGGAAGATCACGCGCCCATTCGGGTGCTGTTCTCATACACGTCTCTATGTATTCCTGCGCGGCCTCGGCTTCATTTTCTTTTACACAGCACACAATCGAGTCATGTACTGTTAACACAACTTTATACTTTTTTGCTATGTTTAGCAACTGTTCACCAATTATACACCGTGCAATAGCTTGGCATACATTCTCTATGACCTTACCACCGTATATCTTGTTTCGGCCTCGACGAACCTTGTACGTAAGTTCATCCCTACCTGTGTCTTCGTTACGAGTATATTTCAAGTCTTCGTAAAAAATGTTTAAACCTGACGGTAGTTTTATAGCGTTGCCCTGACCAATAACTTGTAACACACCCTCCTTACCAAGACGCACAGTAGAGTTGTAACACATCTGCTCCAAAGCAAAGTTTGCATTATCCCACAGCTTTTGTATCTGGAAGTTCACGTTACGGTATATGTTTATGATACGCCTAGCCTCAGTCTCGGTGACTTCAGTGCCAAAGTTTTTTAGCTGATCTCTAAACTTTATATGCCCCATGCCATAACCTGCGCCAAGAACCGTAGTTTTACCTACGAAGCGTTGTTCTTTAACTACATCTTTCTCTTGTACATCGTATATGCGAGAAGCCATTTTTACGTATACATCTTCGCCGTTAGCAAACTGGCTAACTAAGTCTGTCTGCTCGGCAAGCCATGCTAATACACGAGCTTCGATCTGCGCACTATCTGCATCTATCAATACGTGTCCCTCTGGGGCTATGATACTGCTCTTTAATTTCTTGGCGTTTGGACCTCGGCTTGGTAAGTTTTGCAAGTTGATCTTGTCCTGCCCACCCCATCTACCAGTATGCGCGGCATAATACCTAATCGGCACGGGTAGTAATCCTCGCTTGGCTATAGATATAAACCTTTCTGTCCTTGTCTCTTCCAAAGTACTCTT